ACAACCTACGCGCAAAGGCTGAGCGCACCGGTGACTACACGCAAGTAATCGCCTACAAACGTCAATTGCAGTCAAAAAAGTAACCTATGGCTAACTCGTTCAATAAAGAAGAGCGCGTAGCGTTTGAGAACCTCCTTGAGGGGTTCAATGACGCTCTTGTGCTGTCACGTAACGTCTCGATCTACAACACGGATCAGACGATGATGGAGCGCACCAACAACGTCATCTGGCGCCCACAGCCCTACATTGCGACCTCGTTGTCGAATGCAGGGGTTGGGACGGACATCACCAGCGTTGGCGGCTACGCCTCCTACACCCAGCTGGCAGTTCCCGCCAGCATCAACCAGACGCGCACGGTCGCTTTCGAGCTCAACGCTCAAGAGCTTCGTGACGCTCTGCAAGAGCAACGCCTTGGCAACTCCGCCAAGCAGAAACTCGCTTCTGACATCAACGTGTCGGTGCTGAACATCGCGGCCAATCAGGGCACGCTGGTGGTTAAGCGCACGAGCGCGGCAGGTGCTTCGAGCGGTTTCGATGACGTCGCCCAGTGCGAGGCCATCTTCAACGAGCAAGGCATCATGGATGGCGACCGCTACCTCGCGCTCAACACGCGGGACTACAACGGTCTTGCCAACGACCTCGCCAAGGCTTCGCGCTCCTTCGGGAACCAGAAGTCCGACAAGGCGTATGAGCGTGCGTATGTTGGCATGGTAGCGTCCTTCGACATCTACAAGCTGGACTACGCGGTTCGTTTGGGTGCTGGGCTTGCTACAGCGACCATCAACACGACGGACGCTGGCGCGAACTACTACATCCCCAAAGCCATCTCGACCTCGCCAACAACGGCAGAGCGTCTCAACGTGGACAACCGCTTCCAGTCCTTGACTGTGGCAGTTTCCGCTGGGGCTTTGGCCGCAGGCGACGCGTTCACGATCGCTGGCATCAACGCAGTGCACCACATCACCAAAGGCGACACCGGTCAGCTTAAGACCTTCCGTGTCATCTCGGCGAGTGCGCCTGCTGCTGGTAACCAAGCAATCGTCATCAGCCCGCCGCTCATCACGAACCAAGTTGCTAACGCCGCTTCCGCGCAGAACCAAAACTGCGTTGCGAACACGAAGGCAACCAACGCGTCAATCACGCTCCTGAACACGGCAGCAGCTCCTGTGAACTGCTTCTGGCACAAGGACGCGATTGAAATCCTCCCCGGTCGCTACTCGCTGCCCGACAACGCTGGCGTTGCGGTCATGCGCGGCTCGACCGACCAAGGGTTGGAACTCGTTATGACGAAGCGTTTCGACCAGAACACCCTCACGACCAAGTATCGTGTGGATACGTTCTACGGGGTTGTGAACAAGCAACCCGAAATGAGTGGAATCATCCTGTTCAATCAGGTATAGTTCCCGCTAACGGGGGGTGGCCCTTCGGGGCCATCCCCTTAACTTTACTGAAACCAAAGACTTATGCCGCTCAAGAAGGGTTATTCGCAGAAGACAATCTCCTCCAACATCAGCAAGGAGATGAAGTCCGGTAAGCCGCAGAAGCAAGCGGTGGCAATCGCGCTCTCGACTGTCCGCAAAGCCAAGCAAGCAGCTGGAAAACCCGTCGGCAAACTCAAGAAGTAATGGAATTTCCAAGCATGGTGTACCGCTCACCAGGGCGGAATCAGGCAAGAGGTGGGACGTACGACTATTGTGGCGTCGAATCCCAAGAGGAACTCGATGAAGCCATCCAATACGGCTGGCACACCTCGGTTGAAGCAGCGGTAGACGCTTGCAATGCCGCTTTGGAGGCCGCTGAGAGGCTCAAGAACGAGCCGAAGGTCAAGATTGTGGTGACTGAGCCAAAAGTTGAGGCTGTGGCCGCTCCTGAGGCTCCTGAGCTTGTTTCTGAGGACGAAGAAGAAGACGAGAAACCGCGCCGCAGGCGCAAATGACGCATGGGATACACTAAACGCCAGTTTGTTGAGGCCGCTTTTGAGGAACTTGGACTGGCGTCTTACGTGTTTGACCTAACGCCTGAAGAGCTTCAGTCGGCGGTTCGCCGGTTGGATGCCATGGTAGCGCAGTGGTACGCGAAAGCCATCCAGATTGGCTATCCACTGACCAACTCGCCCGAGAACGCGGACTTGGACACCGAGACGAACGTGCCGATTACCGCGAACGAAGCCATCATCTTGAATCTGGCGATGCGGATTGCTCCGCAGTACGGCAAAGCGCCGTCTGTGGACACCAAGTTGGGGGCGATTTCGGGCTACCAGACGCTCCTTATGCAGAGCGCGAATGTCCTGCAACAACAGTACCCTTCTACGATGCCCGCGGGAGCTGGCAACAAAGACGTGGATTGGCCGTTCCTGCCGGTGCCATCCATCGCTCCCATCGAGCAGGAACCAAACGGTCAACTTCAGTTCCGCTAACATGGCTATTCAAAATCTCGATAACGTCGACAGCATCAGCCCCTCGACGTTGTTTGCTGTCAACCAGAACGGGCTCGATTATAACTGCACCGCAGCGGTGGTGGCTGACTTCATTGAGCAGAACGTCACGGTCAACGATGGCAAAGTCATCCAGTACTCCTCGCCGATTAGCGGCTCGACGGTCGCCATCAGCGGCACGAACAACAGCGTGTGGTTGGTGCTTACCCCCATTAGCACAGTGGCCTCGCTGACGATCCAGCTCCCGCAGGTCTCGGGCTGCGTGGCAAACCAAGAGATTCTCGTCAACACCACCCAGACAATCACCGCTTTGACGGTGAACCTGAATGGGGCGGTCGGAGGCGGCGTTCCGACGACTCTCGCGGCAAACGGCTTCTTCACACTCCGGTTCGAGCCGGTCATCCAAAAATGGTATCGCGTAGGCTAATATGACACTCCCATTCAATCCCTCTTACGGTAGCGGACAAACCCAGTCAGCAACTGGAACCTCCGCCCAGTACAGCATCCGCTCTGGCACCCGCAGCATTTGCGTGACCAACACCGGTGCAACCAATCCGGTGTTTGTCCGCATCGGGCAGGGCACGATTACCGCAACGACCGCTGACTACATCGTCATGCCGAGCAGCCAAGTGTCCCTTGGCAAGTTCGAGGACGATAACGTCATTGCAATCATCTCGCCTTCTGGAACGACGGTTAACTTCATCTGCGGCGCTGGCCTGTGATTCGTTACCTCTCAAGACGACGCTCGAAGACGCCTGCGGGGCCCACAGTGACCCCGCCAGGGCCGCCTCCCGCCGCGTCGTTCTACCTGCGCCCTGGTGGCGGAACGAACTACTATCGCCGACCAGGCGGCGTTGACCGGTACATCAGACCCTAAAGCATATGCCTGACATTACAGTATCCTCTGACATCGACTCCTTCATGCAGTCTGCTTCAAGGCAGGCCGCGATGGACAATCTTGCGGGCGCAACGACTTCCGGCCAGTACCTTCGCGGGAATGGCGCCGACGTGGTGATGAGCGCAATCCAAGCTGCTGACGTGCCAACGCTGAACCAGAACACCACCGGTACAGCATCGAACGTAACCGGAACGGTTTTGGAAGCCAACGGCGGCACAGGGGAAACCACCTACTCCAATGGGCAGCTGCTCATCGGCAACGCCGCAGGCGGGCTTACAAAGGCAACGCTGACGGCAGGTAGCAATGTCACCATCACGAACGGCAACGGAGCTATCACCATTGCATCTTCTGGCGGCAGCGCAACCCCAACGGACGTGCAGGTGTTCACTTCCAGTGGCACATGGACAAAACCGGCGAATGCCAAGGCAGTTGATGTGATTGTGATTTCTGCTGGTGGAGGTGGAGGATCTGGTCGCAAGGCTGGCGTTGGATCTCAAGCATCAGGCGGAGGAGGAGGTGGCGGTGGATCGTATTCCGCCCGCAACATTTCAGCCACATTACTTGGTGCAACTGAAACTGTTACTGTTGGCAGCGGAGGCATTGGTGGAGCCTCTGTGAGCATCAACAGCACGAATGGCAATGGAGGTGGAGTTGGAGGCAATTCATCTTTTGGCACTTTGGTTCAGACGCAAGGCGGTGGCGGCGCAGGCGCAGCAACTACCGCATCAGGCTCAGCAGGAAGCTCGTCAAGTGCGCGTGCAATGTTTCAGGGTGGAAACGGCGGCGCAGGTGGGGCGGGAGCAGGATTGGGTGGAGCAAATATTTCTGTAGCTGCAGCAGGCGGTGGTGCTGGAGGAGGATTACCTACGTCTGCGACAGTTGGGTTTGTAGGCGGCAACGGAGGAACTGCACTTGGAAGTTTTTTAAGTGGAGGAACCGCTACAGGCGGCGTTATTGGCGGCAACGGAGGAACCGCTCCAAATGTTACCGCAAACTTTCCTATTGCTGGCAGCGGAGGTGCAGGTGGAGGATCTAGTGTTACTGGGAACGCTGGTGCTGGAGGCAATGGTGGGACTTATGGTGGCGCAGGTGGTGGTGGCGGTGCGGGCCTTGATAACGTCGGAAACTCTGGCGCAGGCGGCAATGGAGCAGACGGCATCGTTGTGGTCACAACCTACTTCTAATTATGAGATACGCTATTGTAGACGACCTCACAAAAGTTGTGCTGAATATCATCCGTTGGGATGGCGTTGCCCCCTACACACCTCCCGCTGGAACCAGCTTGGTAAATGTCACTGATATCCCGTGTGACATTGGCTGGATTCAACAACCAGACGGAACCTTTGCACCTCCTCCTGAAGATGCCTAAGAAGCAAGTCAACCTCTCGGTCAGCCGCGGTGAGAAGCTCCCTGTATCTCAGGGAGCAGGACTCACTGCCAAGGGCCGCGCCAAGTACAACCGCGAGACGGGAAGCAACCTTAAGGCACCGGCACCCAACCCAAAGACCGAGAAAGACGCTGCACGTCGGAAATCGTTTTGCGCTCGCATGAGCGGGATGCCGGGGCCCATGAAGGACGAGAAGGGCAGGCCGACACGCAAAGCAGCAAGCCTCAAACGCTGGAACTGCAAATGAAAAAAGGACTCTACGCCAACATCCACGCTAAACGCGAACGCATCGAAGCTGGCTCGAAGGAGAAGATGCGCAAGCCAGGCTCCAAGGGAGCGCCGACTGCGGCAGCGTTCAAAGCATCCGCGAAGACCGCCAAGAAGAAGTAATGCAAGTTCCACTGCTCAGCGGCATCTACACGGACGCAGCCGGCGACTTCCGCCGCAGCTATCCGCGTAACCTGATACCGGTCATCCAGCCCTCGGGCTTGAGCAACGGGTATCTGCGCCCCGCTGACGGCATCAAACACTTCGCGGTAGGCCCTGGGGTAGACCGAGGCGGCATCGAGTGGAACGGTGTTCTCTACCGCGTGATGGGCACCAAGCTCGTCTCGGTAAGCTCGCTTGGGAACGTGGTGGTTCTTGCGGACGTCGGCGGCAGTGGTCAAGTAACACTTGACTACTCAGAAACCCTGCTCGCCATTCTCTCCAGCGGCACGCTGTACTACTGGGACGGTTCCACGCTCACCAGCCTGACGACTACAGGCATGGGGCCAATCACGGACTTCTGCTGGGTGGACGGCTACTTCTTCTTAACAGACGGGAACTTCATCGCTACGACGAACTTGGTGAACCCGACCATCGTTCAGGCCAAGGCAACGTCCGAGGCTGACCCCGATCCCATCACGTCCATCCAGAAGTTTCGGAACGAGGTCTATGCGATTAACCGACACACCATCGAGCTCTTTAACAACGTCGGAGGGGACATTCTTTCCTTCCCGTTCGCACGCATCGAAGGAGCCCAGATACAACGGGGTGGAGTCGGAACGTACTCCTGCTGCGTATATCTGGATTCTGTGGCTTTCGTCGGAGGCGGGAGAAACGAGGGCATCTCGGTGTGGCTGGCGTCAGGAGCAAACACCGTCAAAATCTCTACCCGTGAGATTGACCAGATTCTGGCAACTTACACTGAAACTGCTCTGGCTACGACTATCTGTGAGGCACGGGTCTACAACGGACTTAACCATCTCTACATCCACCTTCCAGACCACACGCTAGTGTACGACGGCTCGGCCTCCCAGATTGCCGAGCAGGCCATCTGGTTCACGCTGGCAGACGGTCTTTACGGCAACAGCAGCTACCGCGCACGCAACTTCATCAACGCCTACGACAAGTGGATTTGCGGTGACACGTCAGCTCCCAACTTGGGATATGCGGTATACGACATCTCCTCGCTGTGGGGCGAGCGCATCGGGTGGCAGTTCGAGACCCAAATCTTCTACAACGAAGGCAAGGGCGCCATCTTCCATGAGCTTGAGCTTGTCGCCCTGACAGGGCGGGTTGCCTTGGGCGTGAACCCCACCATCTTCGCGAGCTACTCAGCGGACGGCATCACCTACTCGCAGGAGCGCGGTATCAGCGCAGGGCGCATTGGGGATCGCAACAAGCGCCTCACGTGGATGCGCAACGGTCGCATGGGCGACTGGAGAACGTACCGGTTTCGCGGGACAAGCGACGCGCACTTGTCTGTAGCAATCTTGGAGGCGCGGCTTGAGCCGCTTGTGTGGTAAATGGCGAACTCCATCAAGCCAAACCGGAATGACCTTGCCAAGTTCTTGCCCGACCAGCGCCTTATCCGCGCCTTCGAGCAACTCTTCGATTACGTCCCAGCCGAAATCGACGCCAACGCCATTGACTCGTATAACTCTCAGACGTCTGCGCAACAGGCGCTTGATACGGTTGAAGCTCTGCGCAGCGTCATCGAACTCGCTTCTACAGCGCCTGCGCAGCAGGCTAACCAGATTGCTGAACTAGCCCAGCAGGTAGCCCTGCTCTCGCAAGCCCCACCAGTGGAACAACGCAAGGCTCCCCGTTACGGAACCTTCTACGACACCACAACGCAGACGGCAGCGGCCATAAACACGGCGTACGCGGTCACGTTCAACTCAACCGACCTCAGCTTCGGCGTGAGCACTGGAACGCCTGCAAGCCGCATTTACGTTGAGTCTGAGGGCATCTACAACTTCCAGTTCTCACTGCAACTGGACAAAGTGTCCGGAGGCGTTGGCCTGTTCTACTTGTGGGCGCGAATCAACGGCGTTGACCAAGCCAACTCGGCCACCCAAATCCGCATTCAAGGCAACAACGCAGAAAGTGTTGCGGCATGGAACTTCGTGTATAGAATGAACGCGGGAGATTACTTGGAGCTCGTTTGGTCTGTTGACACTACGGACATTACAATCCAAGCCTTTGCCGCAGCCCCACCGGTGCCAAGTATACCGTCTGCAATCCTGTCCGTGACCAACAACATCTCCTAACATGGCTGTAACCGTCAAAAACATCATCCCGCCCAAGCAGGCCGAGGCTGCTGCGACAGCCCAGTACCTTGCGTCGAACTGCAAGTGCATCATCGACAAGTTCACGGTGACAAACACCTCTGCGGCGAATGCGTCCATCACGGTGAACCTGATTACGCCCTCGGGCACAGCCGTAAACAGCAACAAGATTCTTTCCTCGAAGGTCGTTGTGCCCAATGAGACCTACACCTGCCCAGAGCTCGTCGGGCAGGTTCTTGAGTCCGGTGGCATCATCTCCACAACCGCAAGCGCAGCGACCTCGCTGACTATCATGGCTTCTGGGAGGGAAGTGACGTAGAGATGACTTCCGCTGAAGAATCATTCCGGTGTCTGTTTGCAGAGGTGCTTCTTCTTCCCGAGGACGCACAGGACTGGTTGATGTCGTTTTGGCAAGTGATGCAGGTGTTCGATGACGTTGCAGATGGCGATGCGGTGCCGCGCAAAGAACTCGACCGGTGTATCTGGAACACGATGGTGGCAATGCCGCTAAACCGGTTCTACTCCATAAACTCGGCGTTGTTGATTCCGGTAATGGTAAACCTGTTCTTGAAATGGCAGGCATCTGATCAAGCCGAGCGAGCCGGAAGAGCAACAGAGATGTCCTACGCTTGGAGAGCAGGGTTCTATGACCTTATTCTGTTCGTGACTCACGTCTGCCATGGCATTGAGTTCGCAACCCAAAACGCCGAGAAAGTAATGAAGTTTTACGGCGAAACATTTGAAGATTACAGAAAGGAGTTTCTATGCCAGACCCAGTGACAGGAACACTTGCATTAGCGGGAGGAGCATCAATTTATTCTGGAAGACGTTCTGCTAAGGCTGCCAGCGAAGCAGCAAAAGCTCAGCAAAAAGGCATTGACCAAGGCATTGAAGAGCAAAAGCGTCAGTTTGATTTTGTTCAAAAAATCCTTGCTCCATACGTCTCGGCTGGACGGCCTGATTTGACGCAGCCGTACATCGCGGCTGGCCCAGGGGCGATTCAGCAGATGCAACGGCTTGTTGGTCTCGGCGGCGAACAAGCACGCCAACAGGCACTCTTCAATGTATATCAGGGGACAGATTACAGGCAGTTATCTGACATCACTGAGCAAAACATTGATGAGTACGAGCGCAATAGAAAGCAGGAACTAGAGCTCTTTAAGAAGTCAGCAGCGTACAAAAAACCAACTCTTGCAGAAGGGCAAAAGGGCAAAACGGCAATCAAACAAGCTCGTGAAGACCTTATTTCCAACTTCCAGCTTGCCACAGATAAGGGCATTCGAGACATCGAAACGCAGGGGTATAATCAACAGCAGGCTCTCCTTAAACCAGTCCTTGAGGACAAGCAGTACGAGCAGATGGGCATGGAGCAACAGCGCCAAGCCATCCAGCAGATTGAGCAGGGGCCACTGTTCCAAGAGCTCGCCAAGCAGGGGGAAGCCGGTTTGCTCGCAACCGCATCTGCCACCGGTCGAAGGGGAGCTGATGACACGCAAAGCGCGATTGCGCGTTTTCGTCCGCAGCTTCTCAACTCGCTCATCGATCAAACGTATGCCCGACTTGGGGGATTGACCAACGTCGGTCAAACAGCAGCGCAAAGCCTGCTCAACATCGGTCAAGCTTCAGCCGCTGGAACCGGTGCTGCGGCAACATCAGCAGGCAATGCAATCGCCGGTCTCTACTCGGATAGAGGCGCTGCTGGAGCGGCTGGAATCATTGGCGCAGCAAACGCTCAAAACCAAGGTCTCATGGGTGCTGTTGGCGCTCTTGGTGATTACGCACAGACATTCGGGGCACAAAACTTCGTTCGTGAAATGAGAGGTATGCCTCAGCAAAAGATGTTCGGATTGTTCTAAAAGCGTATGGCCTCTAAATTTGATTACTCGATAAACATACCGCAACCAACAGGGTTTGGTGCTGGCATGATGCAGAAAATTGGAGCGTTGCAGAACATTGTTGAGGCCCAAGACAGGTCAGCTTTGATGCAGCAACTTGCTCCTTTGCAAGTTCAACAGGCGCAGGCAAACCTTGCTTCTACTCAACAGCAGATGTCTCAGAGCGCGGCTGCGGCGTCCCGAGAAGAAGCAAGGTTTGGAGAGTTCACAAAACAACAGGAGGCAGACAGGAATCTTGCGATTGCAATCTCTGAAGGCAAAAGCCCAGCAGAAATTGCCACACTGCTTCCGAATGCAAGCCCAGGGTTTGTTTCAAAGTTCCCACAACTTGCTCAGGCCATTACTGCGACAAAGATTGGACCATTGCTTGAGCAAGGGGAGATACGTCCTGAAGACAAGAAAACGGTAAACGATGCGCTTGTTCTCTCGTATATGCTGAACCCGCAAGAGGGAAATATGTTTCGCAGCGCGATTGCAGCAGTTCCAGATCCAGTTCGTTCCGAATTTGGAAAACAGATTTCAATGGTAACGACAGCGGGGCTTGGCGGTGACAATGCAACTGCAATCAATCGTCTTCAAAGCCTTGTGGATGGATTGAAGAACAGTGAAAATCCTCAAAACAAAAATCTTGGAGAGATTGTATCAAAAGAACTGGAGAGCATTAAGAAGCAAAACAAAGAAGGAACTCTTGATCAAACAGGATGGTATCTTCGTGGCACAGAACTTTCCAATTTGCTTGGCCAATCTTCCATTGGAAAGATGATTGGAGATACTGCTGAAACGTATTTCAAGCTCAAGAAAACCAAGGCTGAAACAGAAAGGGAAACAGCTTTTGGGAAAAAAGCTCAAGGAGAATCAGGTGTTGGAAGACCTCTCGATAAAATAGACGAGAAGGTGGTTGAGAGTTATGCGGATTCATCAATCAAAATGAATGAAACTGCAAACAATGCTCTTGATCTTTACAAGAAAGCAGAGGAATTGAATTTAGACAGTGGGGCTCCCGCTCAAGTAAAAGAAGCAATTACTCGGTTTTTTGGCGGGGATGATGTGACGCAATTCAGAACGCAGATAGGCGGAATGCTTGACGCTCAGGCTCTGCGTAACTGGAAACAAGCAGCTCCTGGCTCTGGGGCAATGTCGAACACTGAAACGGCTCGTGCATTAAGCGCAATGCCATCAAAAACGGCATCTCCCGTTATCTTGAAAGATTATCTGAAGGCAGTAGTAAACACCACTGCAAGAGCCGAAAATTACGAACAAGCACAAGTTGAGTGGGCTACAAACATTGGGTTGGCGCGAAAAGCTCAAGAGGACACCAGTATTGCTGGAATCCCTATCAAGAAGGGAGAATCCTTTCCTGATTTCAAAAAAAGAATCGTAAAACAACTAGGCTCAACGGACTTCTTCGAACAGATGCGGGAAGAGTCTAATGCAGTTGAGAAGCGTAAGATGGATGCTATTAGTCAACGGCCTCCAGAAGGTGGTCAAGCGCCTGATTTCAAAAATGTTGGAAATGATATTTTTGAGATAGCAGCAGAATACCTTCGGAAAGGAGGTAAGTAGAAAATGGCAACGGTAGAAGATTTGGCGAAGGCGTTTGACCTTGCCAGAGAGAATGGAGATACCGAAAACGCGACTTACTTCGCGCAGGAATTGGTAAAATTCAAACAGGCTCAGGATCGCGCCCGCCAAGAAGCCGCTCTTCCAGCTGGAGAATCCGGTATCGAGCGACCTCCAGAAGAACTCCAGCCGCAACCGTTCTATGGTGAAGCGGCAAGGCAAGAGGCGAATCTGAACAAGAACGTATCGCGGGAACTCATCGCAGAACTTCGTAAGGCGCAGACCGGCGAGACTCCAACCGCAACGGAAGTTGAGTCGTTCAAAAAGACAGCTGGCAGCAAGTCCACAAGGGACTTTTTCGACAACCTTGTAGCCAAAGGCGGCATCGACATCGCATCTTCGTTTGATCCACAAGCCTCGCCAACGCTTGCTGGCGCATGGGAGAAGTACAAGCAGGAGAAAGAGCCGAGTATGCTGGGGGCTGCGACCCGCGGTGCTACCGAACAGATTGTTCCAACAATTGGTGGGGCGGTTGGCGGATTCCTTGGAGGAACGATGGGGCCAGTGGGAGCAATCGGAGGCGCGGTTGCCGGTGGCGCTGTAGCTGGCAAACTCCAGCAGGAGTTGCTGCCTGAAACAGAAGCACAGGCCGCTCAGCGGGCGTTTGATGAATCGCAAAGACTGACATCGGCGGCACGCACGGCTGGAAGTTTTGCGCCATCCCTGACGATGGGTGTTCCGTCTGTAGGCAAACTTGCAACTGTGGCTGGAATGGGAACCCAGCAGGCCGTAGGCGCGGCTAGAAGATTGCTTGCTCAAGAACTTACCATTGGAGCAGCTGCCGGTGCTGCCGGTGGCTTTGTTTCAGCGGCGCTGGACGGCAGACTCCCATCTGGACAGGAAATCCTCAATGGCGCCATTGAAAGCGCCGCACTTGGGGCTGTGACGCGTCCAACGGCTCTTGGACGAGCGATAATGACGCCCAGAGCGCAGCGCACCGATATTGCCGCTCGCGAGTCTGCGCAGCGCACCATGCGCGAGTTCGCCGGAGCAACCGCGCAAACGCCACAGGAAGTTCCGCAACGCATCGAAGCAGCTGCCCGTGCAATCGAGACAGGAACAGCAACGAGTCCGGGCGCACAACTTTTCGCTGGCGAGGTGTCAGGCAACGAAGGTCTGCTTGGGCTTCAGGAAGCCCTCGTAAACTCGCAGGAAGGGGCCAGACTTCGCGAAGTGCGTCAGCAGTCACGGGCAGCAATTGCACGCGATTTAGGGCAATCCTTGGCCCCGCAAGGGGCAGCTGGCATTCAGGAAGCTCAGGCGGTTATCCAGCAACAGCACGACAATCTCATTCGCGCTGCTGAAGCAGCCCGTGAGAATGCTATTGTAGCCGGTAATCAGCGGGCTTTGGCTGCTTTTGAGGAAGCCGTCGCGCAGTCCAGACAGAACTTTGCTGATGCTGAAAGCGGTCTTCTAAACGCAGATACCGCTCTGGCCGCGAGCAGGGCAACGCTTGAGCGCACGCTTGGACAGTTCGCACAGGCACAACAGGGGCGCTCGCGTGCAGACTTTAGCAGAACGGTTGAGTCAGTTCTCCAACGCAATGCCGCTGAAGAAAAAGCTCAGGTTGATAGAGCGTATGGCAGAGCAAGAGAAGAAGCCGGTGAGCTTGCCGTTGACTTCACGAACACGATCGACGCCCTGACAAGAGCGCGTCGGCAGGCTGGAATTGGCAGACTTCCGGGGCACATCGAGCGGATGCTTGATGCATACGTTGACAACCCTGAGCCTAACAGACAGCTTCGGGTTGAAGACATTGATTCAAACTACCGGAACATCTCTGGCGAGCTTTCGGACACAGACAACCGCACGTTCAAGGGATGGCTTCAGCAGGTAAAGGACGCTCTTCGCGCTGACTTGGAGTCTGCTGGAAGGGCGTCAGAGTTGTTCCGCGATGCCAACAGGCTATTCTTTGAGTATGCACAGCGGTACATCGACGGGCCTGCGGCTGGCGTTGTGGCTCCAGAAGCCAGCAAGACAACAGCGAACAGTAAGACCATTGACGCCTACACCAAGAACGAGGAATCGCTCTTACAGCTTCGCGACTCAGTCAAAGGCGATGCAAACGCGCTCAACGCGGTTAACCAGTGGTTCGTTGACAAGTTCGCTGAACAGGTCGGCGCTTCTCCAACCACAACTGCCATGGACAACTGGTCCATGGATCAAAAGAACCGTGACTTTGCTAGAGTCTTCCCTGAAGCGATGCAGGCAGTGCGTGACGCGCAGGCCGGTGTTCGTGAGGCCAGAGCAGGAGTTGAGGTAGCTACTGAAGCAAGAGGCGCCGCTCGCGAGCGAGTTGGTGCAATGCGCCAAGAGAGGACAGCGCAAGAGACCGGTGCAAGACAGCGTGAGATTCAGGTTGAGCAAGAGCGAAGAAGAGCTGCACGTGAGACCTTCAGAACCGAACAGGAACGCATCCAAGCCAACGCGGCCAACCGAATCCTTGGACGTTCACCGCAGTCTGCCGTTCAGTCAGTGTTCGATTCACCGAATCCGGCCGATACAGCCGCAGCGTTAATGCGAGATTTGCGCGGAAATCCAGAAGCAATACAAGGCTTCAGAAACGCTGTAAGCAACTATCTCAATGATCGCTTTCGCTCGAGCACGCGAGTTGAGACGACGCTCAACGCTGAAGGCCCAGTAACCATGGAGGAGTTTGCTGGTTTGGCTGGACGCATGAATGATTTCCTCACGCAAGGAGCAGAGCCTAGGCAGGTGCTCGAGGCGGTTTACGGAGCAAACTCCAGAGAGATGCGTGCGCTCGACATCATACGGCGCCAGTACGAAGTCATGGCGCGAGCCGGTAGAGCAACTGCCGGTCAATCCCAAACAGCACTGCGCACCTCCCTCAAGGACTCGCTTTCTGAAATCAACAAGAACAACGCTCTTGGAGCACTGCAACGCATTGCAACAGGCATGGGCGCAAATGAGGTGTCAGCGGTCAATAAAATCTTCGGTTCGATTGCGAATCTGCTTACAATGACCTACAGGGGTGATTCCTCAAGAGCCGCGCTGAAAATACTTGCTGAAGCCCAGACAAATCCAAGACTTGCAGCAGAGCTTCTCAGAGGAACCAACGCGGATACAGTCAAGAACCTGCGTCCGTATGTGAAGTTCTACGCACAGAGAAAGTTTGAGCAGGAAAAGAAGTAAACCGCCATGTCATACGCCATCACCTCCCCTTTCCCGTCCTTCAACGACACCGACGGCTCGCCGCTCAACAACGGTTACGTCTACGTTGGCTCCGCCAACCTGAACCCTGTCACCGACCCGATACCGGTATACTGGGACGAAGCACTCACCCAGCCAGCCGCGCAGCCCATCCGCACCATCAACGGCTACCTCTCGCGCAACGGCTCCCCAGGGCGCATCTACACGGCATTCGTCACCTACTCCCTGCGCGTCACCAACAACAAGGGCGCACTGGTCTTCTCTGACCTCAACTACCGCGACCCCAGCACAAACGCCGGCAGCACCTACCAGCAGGTCATCACCGCCATCGCGGGGCAGACGGTGTTCAACCTCAGCCGCACCTACATCCCTGGGACGAACAACTTGTTCGTCTACCGCAACGGGCTGCGGCTCATCGTAGGTCAAGACTACACCGAGACCGGCTACAGCCAGATTACCCTGACGGCTGGGGCAGACAACGGGGACGAGTTCGTCTTCGACATCGGCTACAACTACGACACCGCCGCAAACATCGACGCTCAAGACGTCACCTACAAGCTGCCTGCGATGGACTCGGTGTTCACGAACGTCGAGGAGAAGCTCGGCGAGTTCATCAGCGTGAAGGACTTCGGGGCAGCTGGGGATGGCAGCACCGATGATACGGCGGCGTTTAACTCGGCAATTGCAACTGGCGTTCCTGTGTATGTTCCACCTGGCACCTATAAGACGGATGGCGTGGTGACATCTCAGCGTCGTCTTGTCACCAGTGGAGCATCTTTCACCGGAACAAATTCAATTGATCCAGCACCTGGGTTCGCTGCCGTTTCAATGAAAGTGTTTGGTGCTGGTTACCACAACTCGATTGTCGGCCTTGCTGAAAACAATCTGCCAGCAAACACTTTTGCTTTCCCTACTGGTGTGACTGGATATGGGAAAAACATAAGTGACGGAAATCAAGTGTTCGGCATTTATGCTGAAGGGAGACAGTATGCTAATACTGGCGTTGCCACTAATGAGATTGACTCATTTAACCATGGTGCAGCCCCATCCTCGAATCTTCCACCGAATCGCTCTATTGGAACCACACAGCAACATCCTATTGCCCTTACAATTGGGGCTGGCGGAACAGCAAACTCAAGCATTGGGATTCACCTAGGCAGAGAAGGATCGTCTCCGCAGCGATTTTTGACTGGCATCTATCTAGATCAGGATGCAATCACAACTTACGGGCTGTTTGTTGACTCTACCAGCACTGGCACTCACACGGCAATTGTTGCCAAACACTCGCCTACTAAAGAAGCAATTCGTGTTGCTGGCGTAGGCACTCCTGTGGCAGCAAGTGCGTGGCTAATTTACACTGATGGAACAGGAACTGATAAGTTCTCAATCAAACAGGATGGCCGGTGCGCCTTCAACAACGGCATAACTCAGACTACTCGCGGTGTTGCAGGTGCTGCACAAGTTCTTCCAGCAAATCCGACTGGTTATCTCAAGGTGGAAATTGGAGGATTCATCAAATTGATTCCGTATTACGAACCATGAACCCAGTAACCATCACCTTCACCCAAGACCAACTCAAGGTGCTTAACGACGCGCTAATCGAACTTCCGTTCCGTATTGCAGCACCGTTGATTCAATACATAAACACGCAGATTCAAAAACAGTTTGATTCCCGTATTGAAGGGCCAACAGGGGCTATACCGATTCAACAAGCAGACAATTCGCCTAACAACCTATGAGCAGCAAAGCATTTCAGAACGCAGACAAGCTAAACGCTGGGACGATTCAGCAGTTTGAAAACATACCGTTGGTTGTCACTGTAAAGCAGTTCGGTGCCGTTGGAGACGGTACTACAGACGACACCGCAGCCATTCAGGCGGCATTAAACTCGGTTTCATTTGGCGGGAATGTTCAACTCACAAGCGGTACTTACAAGATTACCTCCATAAGCATCCCTGACGGAGTTCGTCTTGTAGGACAAAACCCTTATGGTTCCGTCTTGCTGACATCCAGCGCAACCGGCAACGTCGTTTCGCTTGGTGTATCCTCTGGGATTGAATCCTTAAAGATTGCCTCGTCAGTTTCCAGAACATCAGGAGCGCACGTCAACATCCTTGAAAATGGATCGGTTGTTTTAGACTGCGAACTCTCTGGATATTACATCGGCATCAACGTGGGTTCTGTTGTTGGCTCAAAGTTGCCAGTTGGCGCACAACTTGAATCACTGCGCTTCACATCACCTGCTACGGTCGCAGGAGGAGGGGCGATAAATGCCGACAACTTCTCGAACCTTGTCATCACTGACGTGATAGCTTCAGGTTCAAATGCTGGCCCTTGGCCTGACTTCGGCGTGAAGGTTAACAACGGTGACACGTTGTTCATGGACTCAGTGAACATCACGCTTCATGGCGTTGCCTTGAGTATCTCAACAGCCGCAAGCCTGAACTGCTACGCATTCATGGCGAGTAACTGCGCATTCGATTCAGCCAAAAACAACGCTAGTGGAACCGCCGTTTCGTCAGCGGTGATTACGCCCTCTGGAGGCGTCTACGACACGCAGTTCGTGAACTGCTGGTTCGGTCTATCTCAAGCCAAGTTCGGGTGCTTTGTTGAGGCTTCTGGAGGCGGTACAGTCGATGGTCTTGACTTTGGGAACTGTCAGTTCGTCGATAACGGCGACTCGGGTCTGCTCGTAAATGGCACGGCGTGCAAAAACGTCACTGTCACCGGTGGGCACTCAAGCAGCAACGCTGATGCAGGGCTTCGGTTCAACAACTGTTCTGACTTTGTAGTCACTGGTCACCGTGCAGGAAACATTGCTGCCAGAGGACCAAACAACTACGGAATCAAACTCGATGGAACTTGTGATACGTTTCAAGTCACAGGGAACGACGTCACGGGCAATACGACTGGTGGCTTGATTGACAATGCGAGTGGAACAACAAGTTGCCTTGTAGCAGCAAACACCGGTTACAACTTCCAAGCCATTGCAGGGCAAACTGTAGGAGCTAGTCCTTGGACATTCACCAATGGTCACACCCAGACGACCTTGTATATTCTTGGCGGAACCGTGAGCGACATTAAGCAGTCAGGACAGACCATTCAGAACACGACTGGGGCGACTCTTTATCTCGCTCCAAATGATACGGCTCAAATCACTTACTCTGTTCTTCCAACGGTTCTGAAGAAGGTAATGTAATCTGAGAAGCTAACCCATGCACCACCTAGCCCACCCGCTCATCGCGCTCGCCATCCAGTCCGTCATCGCCATGGTGACGGGCAACTGGTGGACAGGCGCGGCTGCGGGGTCAGCGTACTTCGTGGGCCGCGAATACGCGCAGGCCGAGTACCGCAACATCGAGCACAACTACGGTGGGCGGCGTGCAAATATGCCCTTCTGGGGCGGTTTACAGCCCCGTGCATGGACGCTCAAGGGCATCACTGACTTCGTTTACCCAACCGCTGCGGTTGTCGCCGTGGCACTCATTGCAAAACACACACACCCATGAAATACATCCTCGCTCGTTTAATGGAGCCGTCCACATGGCGCGGCATTATCAGCCTGCTCACGGTCTTTGGAGTTCGTATTGCGCCCGACCAAGCAGACGCTATTCTCACCGCCGGTGTGAGTGTGTACTCAGCCATCAACATATTCAGAAAGGAAAAGTCATAATGGACAAGATGGTCGATGCAATCATTTCACAGGGGCCGCTTGCTGCGGCCATGGGTATCGCTATCTGGTGGCTGGCAAGCAAGATAAAGGACTGCGAGATTGACCGCTCGAAGCTGTGGGAAAAGGTTTCGGAGCTGGCAGAACGCGTTGGAGACCGGCACAAATGACCCTCTCGCCAAAAGGCCTCCAGCTTCTCCTCGACTACGAAGTCGGAGGGGGCGAAGCCTATTACCGCAAGTTTCTCTCGCGCCCCACTTGGCCCGGCGTCCAATCCGGCGTCACGATTGGAATCGGCTGGGACTGCGGATACAACTCGCCCGCGCAGTTTGACGAGGCGTGGAAAAACGTGCTCGCCGACGACAACGCCGCCCAGCTCCGCGCCGCACTTGGTATCAAAGCCACCGCCGCTCGCGATTTTCTCCGCGCCAACCCCGACCTCCGCGACATCGAAATCCCTTGGGAAAAAGCCCTCGACGCTTTTCAGCGGATCACGCTCCCCCGTTTTTACATGGCAACCCTCCGTACCTACCCCCAAGCAATCATGCTTCCCCCAGAAGCACGCGACGCCCTGATTTCACTGATCTTCAACCGCGGAACCGACCTGGCCGGCCAACGCCGAGCGGAAATGCTGGAGATTCAAACCGCGCTCCGCCAAGGACGGAACCGCGACGTTCCCGACCTTATTCGTTCCATGCGTCGCTTGTGGCCTGATACCAACAGTTTACAACGTCGGCGCGATGCAGAAGCCGAGTTGTTTGAGAAGGCACTTGAGCCTAAGCGTAAGCGATGAACTCAAGGCCTTTGCCTTTGATGGTTGGAAGCATCCCATTCTCGTCGTAAATCCCTGCGCCCTTGGGGATAATGGTGTCCGGCGGCATGGCGCTTCCCATGGTCGCAATCGGGCCTGACTCGGAGTAAACCTTCGGAGCAAGCGTCACAAGCCCCGCGGGAGCGTTGTGAATACCGGTGAATCGTGCAACAAGTTCGCTGGATGAGACGGGTTCCATGGGCGTTGGACGTTACGGCAGAGCGCCTTACGACGAAATGAAAAAACCTATTGCAGCGCGAACGATTTTCGCGCACAGTCATCGGCGCCATGAGTTACACCATAAACGGTCGGCGCGTGGTCAACAGCTTCGGAGGCGTCAAAAACCTCTGGAAGAAGTTGCTCTTCCACGGTGTGCTTGTTCAGCCGAGAACGCTGGCCAAGTGGATCGAGAAGGGGAAAATCCCGCTGGATAAGTTTTGCGCGTTGGTCTCCATCGCGCATAAGGAAGGCTGGAGTCTCCGTCTGGAAGATATGTGCCCAAGACTGAAAACTGAACTACAACAAAATGACACTGAAACAAATACGCTTCGAGATATCGAAGCGGAACACCAAAATCGCCTCTCTTGAGGACGAGATAACCGCACTGGAGCAGGCTGCACTCAACATGGTCGGCGCTGACCTCCAGAACAAGCTGGCCGAGTCCGGCAAGGGACACGGGGAACTGACGACAACGGTTGACGACGTCAAGCTCACCTACGAGGTTAAGGCAACTTACCTCTGGGATCAGGGCAAGCTGCAATCCCTCTGGGAGGCGCTTCCGCTCGATGACGCACGCCAGCTCATCGCCACCAAGATGAGTGTGCCGGCGCGGATGATTGAGAAGATTGGGGACGAGAGCGTCCTTAAGCGTGTTCTCGACGCCCGCACAACCAAGTACAGCGAGCCCAAAATCCGCTTCGCGTAACATGGCGCTCAAAATCATCAAAGCGGACGAGCGTCTCAAGCGCACGTCGGACTGCGTGAAGGCGGTTGTATTCGGCCCTGCCGGTGTCGGCAAAACCTACCAAGCCCGCACGCTGGACGCCAAGACCACCCTGTTCGTTGACCTTGAAGCCGGCACGCTGGCGCTTGGCAAAGACTGGAAGGGGGATGTGCTGGACATCCGGGCGACCTCAAACGACATGGCGGCGCACCCGTGGGAGCTAGCAAAAGCTATCGCTCTCTGGCTTGGCGGGCCTGATCCAGCTGATGCCAACGGCAGCTACAGTGCAGCTGCCTACAAGCAGGTGTGCGAAGCCTTCGGCTCACCGGACAATCACAAACAGTACGAGACGCTGTTCGTGGACTCCATCACCGTCGCAAGCCGGATGTGCTTTGCGTGGTGCCAGACGCAGCCAGACGCCTTCAGCGAGAAGACCGGTAAACCCGACATCCGCGGAGCCTACGGGCTTCTTGGACGCGAGATGATCCGTTGGGTGACCCAGCTTCAGCACTGCCACAAGAACGTGGTGCTCGTTGGCATTCTGGAGCAGCAGGAGGATGAGCTCAAACGCAAGTACTGGGACGTTCAAATCGAAGGCTCGAAAACGGGTCGCGAGTTGCCCGGTATCTTTGACCTCGTTCTGACGCTTCAGAACTTTGAGGCTGAGGACAAGTCGCAGTACCGCGCTTTTGTCTGTCACCAGCAAAACCCGTGGGGCTACCCCGCAAAAGACCGCTCAGGCACGCTTGAGCTCCAGGAACCCGCTGACCTTGGTAAGGTGCTCGCCAAGATCCGCGCAGGCAAACGTATCGACACCACTAAGTAAACTAAAAATAAAATGAACAAAGAACTAATTGAAATGCTGCTAAAAGTGGCACTTGGACAAGAAAAACAAGAAAAACAAGCTGAACAAATCGTTCCCGAACAGCAGATTGTAGTGCTCGACAAAGGGTTTGTTTACGTTGGGAACGTAACCATCCGAGATGGTTGGGTGAACATTGAAAACGCAAGAAACATTCGCATTTGGGGAACTACCAAAGGGCTTGGTGAACTTCGTAATGGCCCATTGAAAGAGACCAAGTTGGACGAGTGTGGAATCGTGTTGGCCCCATTAAAAAGTCTTATCCACTTGATACCATGCAAAGGGTTTTAATTTTAGACGGACACGGGGACGGGTCCGGGTACGGGTACGGGTACGGGGACGGGTACGGGTACGGGGACGGGTCCGGGTACGGGGACGGGTACGGGGACGGGTACGGTCGCGAATATTAAATAAGCAAAAAAAATAATACAAATAAAAATACAATCATGTTCAATTCACAGTCAACAAACGTCGGGTCAACAGAGATGGAACTCATCCCAAAAGGAACGGTCGCCAAGGCCATCCTTGTGGTGAAGGAGCGCAAGAGCAGTCAGTCAACCGGTGGTGACTACCTATCCATCGAGCTCGCCATCCAAGGGGGTCAGTACAACAACCGGCGCGTGTTCGGGATGGTTTGCAATCCCTTCGATGAGAACAACAGCGAGGTGTGGCGTCAGATGGGCATCGGTGCCATCACTCGCATCCTTGAGAGCAAGGGCGTCTTCAACTACGAAGACCCTGCCTCGTACGAGCAGTTCAACAGCGGTGATTTCAACCAAATCATCGAGGCGCTCAACGGCGCTGAAGTCGTCATCAAGGTCGGCATCGACAAGGGCAAGGACGGACGCGCAGACCGCAACAGCATTGCGGACTGGGGCTCACCGAATCCAGCCAGCAACGGGCACAAGCTGTGGGCGCAGGCAACCGAAGGCAGCGCACCAGCACCAGCACCGGTGCCAGCTGCGAAAGCAGCGGCTCCAGCAGCTGCGACAGCTCGCAAGAAACCTGCTTGGTTGAAGTAGCACAGGAGTTTGTTTGGGGATGTAGGGGGGCGGGGCAATAATGGTTGTCTCGTCCCCCTTTTTTGAGGTAAACCTTACGGCAAATCCAAGCCGTATGGTGTGCAGGGAGACCCTGCAACAGCGCTTTCATTTTGGCGCAGTGAAACAAAGGCACTTATGATTTTACGTCCACGGCAAGCGCAGTTTGTTGACGCTTGCATCGCCGCACTGAACGAGTGCGGTAACACTCTAGGCATTGCGCCAACTGGCGCAGGCAAAACAGTCATGGGCAGCGCAATCCTTGCGCCGTTCGTGAAACGCGGGCCGGTTCTCGTCATTCAACACCGCGACGAACTGGTGAAGCAAAACAAGGACACCTTCAAGCGGTACTGCCCGACGGAGAAGACCGACGTGTACACTGCCGAGCGCAAGGCTTGGTCGGATGGCGCGACCTTCGCAATGGTGCAGACGCTGTGCAGGCCATCCAACTTGGCAACCATGCCGAGCGGGATGACCGGACTGTTCATCGACGAATGTCACCACGTGGCGGCCGACACCTATATGCGGATTGTGGATACTTTCCGCGAACGCTCCCCGAAGGGCGTCGTGTTGGGGCTTACGGCAACCCCAGAGCGCGGAGACAAGCAGGCTCTCACCGCGGTTTTCAACAACGTCGCCGACAAAATCACCGTGGGCGAACTCATCGCTACTGGGAACCTCGTGCCGCCGCGTGCGTTCCGCATGGACATCGGCCTCAATGACCAACTCCAGAGCGTGCAGAAGACCGGTGCAGAGTTCGACATGGGCGAGGTGGAAGCCATCATGGACAAGCGAGCGGTTCACTCGGAGATTCTGCGGCATTGGCGCGAGAAGGCGTCCGACCGCTCGACCGTGGTGTTCTGCTCGACCATCCAACACGCCCAGCACTTGGCTGAGGCGTTCCGCGAAGAAGGCATCTCGGCGGAGGCGGTACACTCCGAGATGTCCGACGACGACAACGCAACGGTTCTGAGGCGCTTCGACCAAGGCAAAATCAAGGTGCTGCTCAACGTGATGAAGCTGACGGAGGGCTGGGACTGCCAGCGTGTGGGGTGCGTTGTGTTGGTGCGTCCGTGCAGTCAGAAGTCGACCATGATTCAGATGATCGGGCGAGGGCTGAGACCGTGCATCGACGCCAAGCGATACCCTGGGGTGATTAAGAGCGATTGCATCATCTTGGACTTTGGCGCCTCACTGCTCACGCACGGTGACATCGACGCGGGAGACCGCCTGTTCGTTCGCCAGAGCGAGACCGGTGAAGCGCCGATGAAGAAGTGCCCCGAATGCGGCATTCAGGTGCCGGCTGCGGTCAGCAGCTGCCCCGTGTGCGGCTACGTGTTTCCGGTTCGCGTCAACGGCATCGAGACCATCGAGTCCTTCGAGATGTCGGAGATGCAAATCATCGAGATGTCGCCCTTCCGGTGGGAGTCGATGTACGGGGACGCCGTGCGTATGGCGAACGCGCTCACTGCGTGGGGCGCGGTCATCAGGCTTGGTGAGGTGTACAACGCCATTGGCGGCGTCACCGGAGGCGCGGTCACCATCATCACGCGCACCAACTCCAAGGAACTTGCGCTTGCTCAGGCTGACGATTTCCTTCGCAGCAATGGGGATAGAACGAACTCCCGAAAGACACGCAGTTGGATTAAGCTGCCACCAACGGACTCACAACTGAAGCATATGGCTGATGTTCCGATGTTTGGGATGTCGCGCTACCGCGCAAGCTGCGTGCTCACGTGGAAGTTCAACGAGGCACGCATAAAAAAAGCGATTCTTGGCTAAAGGACTATGGAAAACCAACCGAAAGACAAAGTATGTACAGCAAACTGTGGTGGGAGGTCATACTCCCCGAGCTCATCGACAACACAAGCGACAAACACCGTGGATCATCCAGACCATTACAATCAGCACCCGTCTGGCACCGAGTGCATCCAGGTCGCCGAGCACTTCAATTTCAACTTGGGAAACGTCATCAAGTATGTGTGGCGAGCAGGTCTCAAGTACGAAACGCAGCGGGAAGACTTGGAGAAGGCCGCTTGGTATCTTCGCCGAGAGATTGCTCGCATCACAACCAAAACAAAATGAACAACATAACACACGAAACCGTTGAGCTTCTGGCTTTGACGGAGACACTGCTTCAGTCGCACCCAAACCGGCGTGCGTTCGAGGCGACATTCAAGCGTATCGAGGCCGAAATCATGCGCCTCAGAAAGGAGTCCAAATGAGCGGGCTCCCAAGTTGGTACGATGGCTGGTTGCAAGATGCGCCAGAGCCGGCCGAGAAGGAGTGCGAGTGCGGTGCGCTCATGGATTGGGTGGACGACCATGATGGCATTGGCCCGTGCGGCAGGTGGGTGTGCGTTGAGTGTGAGCGTGAGAAGGAGGAGAGGCTATGAGCGAGTGGATTTTAGTAAAAGACCGCCTGCCGGAAGTCGGCAAGCAGGTGCTGGTCACCGGCGAGCTTGGTCTGTCCATCAGGACGCGACTGGCTAACTGCGATATGTGGAAGGCAACGCACTGGATGGAGATTCCGCCGACGCCAGACCATCTCGGTGAGACCAACGAAAAGGAGGTGCAACCGTGAGCGACGACCAAACGAAGGATGTGACATTTACAATAAATTGCACAATGAGAGAGCGTTGGATTCCTCATTTTTTAGGAATGCTTCGTTACATGGAGCAATTAGGAAACTTAGGTGGTTCAAGAAAAATTACTTTTTATTCTGATGGTGATGGAGATTTCAGGCCCAAGTTTTTCGTAGATGATGTTCCTATTAAAGAGACTATCTATAAAGACGGCATAATGGATAATAATGGAAATAAATATTTTGATGCTTTTTAGCATTGTGCAACCATGACCAACGATCAAATCAACCACGCCATCGGTGAGTTGCACGGATGGCAAGCGGACTACTGCGGCGACCTGAACGCCATGCACGAAGCGGAGGACGAACTCAGTGGAAACCAATACATGGTTTACGCTATGATTTTGGATTCCGTAGAGGGGTCTTTATTTGGCATTCGCGCCACCGCACGGCAACGGGCCGAGGCGTTTCTGAGGGCACTGGACAAGTGGGAACCAGTAGTAAAGGAATGCTTTACAACTGAAGCAGACCATTTGCGTGACGGCACGAAAAAGGTCGGGGAGGTGCAACCGTGAGCCGATACTACTTTCGAGCAGGCAAGGAGGATGCTCTTCATGGGCCATTCACCCTCACACAGTGCCGCAAAGTGATTCTTGAGGAGTCCAAAGAACTCTTTGACTCGTCGTGCAACTGCCTAAAGAGAGACCCCGATGAAAACTGGTTTGCGACCGTGCAAATCTTCGAGCTTGTCGCAACGCTGCGGCCAGTCGTGAAGTCTGAAATCAAACTTGAGGAGGTGCAGCCGTGAGCGCTCCAGATAAATGTCCGAAGTGCGGTTCTGGGTTGTGGGTGCCTATTCGCAATGGACACGCAAACTACACCTGCAATTCGTTTATGACCGCTGAGGGTGGGTTCGGGCAAGATATCACCTGTGCTAAACTTGCTGAGATTTGTGGGCCACTAATCCGCAAAAATGCACTTTTGCTTGCTCAACGCGACGAAGCGATATCTCACGCGCAAGCTCTTCGGGGTGACTTTGGAGACAACGCCTGTATCCAAGCGGGAGACTTGTTGACGAAGCTGATGAACAAAGTGAATGAGGAGGTGCAGCCGTGAGCGAGCGCGCAATTCTTCAGGTGCTGTGCCCTGTTCGCATCGACAGCCTCTCAAAGGTTTGCGACACGTTCCCGAAAGCGTTCATCCGTAACGCGGGGTCGGTCGTTTGGCGCGGCGAAAACTGCAATGTCATAGAGTTGTTTTTTGCGAGTGAAAAAGATGATGTCGTAAACGGAGACACGATTTTCAAGCTCAACAACTTAGTGCTACCTGAAAAGGAGGTGCAGGGATGAGCGAGCACTATCCAAAAGGGTTCCTCTTCCTTTACACAAACGGAAGAGTCTGCGTGGCCGATGGACAAGGCGGACAGGTTCCGGTCAACATTCCCGAGCTTATTGCTGAGCGTGACGCCCTCCGCGCCGAGGTTGAGCGGTTGAAGGAGGCTCAACGATGGATTCCGGTCAGCGAAGCTCATCCTCCAGCCAACGAGATGGTGCTTGTTTGCATTGGCAGGTGGTATCACTTGACGGTGTCTTGCATCGACCAGTTTGGGGTGTGGAGAGGCTATATGCCAACCCATTGGATGCCATTGCCGGAACCACCGAAGGAGGTGGAGAAAATGATCGACCCCGCAGAAATACGGGCGATTGTTAAAAGTTAGCAGTAGATAAGTAAACAAACAAAACAAACAATGAATACATACATCGGGACAAAAATCGTAAAAGCAAATCCAATGACTAGGCTTGAGTACAACAAGCTTCGCGGATGGGAGTTGCCAGCGAGTGAGGATGGGAATGATGAGGGCTACCTTGTCGAGTGCGACGATGTCGAGAAGCCAAACCATCCAGATTTCACAGGTTACATTTCATGGTTGCCAAAACACGTTTTTGAGCTTTTTTATGCAAAGCGTGACGCACTCACATTCGGACACGCTCTTGAGGCATTAAAATCTGGATTTCGGGTTACTCGTAAGGTCTGGAATGGCAAGGATATGTATCTTTGGCTGATGCCAGCCAACATCGTCCCGATTGAATGGATTAAAGAGGACGGATTGAAAGACATCGCTGAAAAAAATGGCGGAGCAGTTCAATGTCTTGCATCAATCCGTATGAAAACCGCAGACGGAAGTGTACTTACGGGATGGCTTGCTTCGCAAACCGACATGCTGTCGAACGATTGGTACATTGTTGGCTAGGGATGATCAACCCCGCAGAAATACGGGCGATTGTAGAGCGGATGCGGTCGGAAGGCCGCATCACCTCAGCCGAGCCGGACAAGGCAACCGACAAGCAATCCTTGTTGGTTCGAACCGTCAACCGGCAGTTGACTGTTGCCAAATGCGACCAGTGCGGCACGGAGTTCGTACAGCGCAACAACCGCAACCGGAGGTGTAGCCAAGCCTGCACAAAGCACGGGGCTTTGATGATGCGTCGTCGCAGAGGAGGACATCAGCCACTTGGAGACGAGCGGACTTGCGAGCAGTGCGGGACGAGGTTCCGGCAGGGCTCGATCTGGCAGAGGCATTGCAGGCCGCTTTGTACTCGACGGGCTAGGAGCAGGCGTGAGCATCAAAAGAAATGAAAATACTCGCAACCGTATTCGCGATCATCGCAATCGTTGACACCATGAAACTATACCAACAGGAGGACAAAGCCTCCGTAACCGCGTATCTGCTGGTGCTGCTATTGGCAGTCTTCGGCATCTTTTACGCAATGAAGAACGACGAGGAATGAGCATCTTCAAAGCAGAGACAAAGAAGCAGACCGGCAACGAGCCAGCTCAGGCAGCAATCGCTTCGGTGCTGGATGATGCCATTCTGAAGCGGCAGGCAAGCCAAGAGAAGCGGGACTACCTCGGGGCGTCTAGGTGGGGCGAGGCGTGCGAGCGGCGCCTGCGGTATGAGTACGAGCACACGCCGGAGGACGAAGGCTCAGGGTTCTCGCCGGAGGTTCTTCGCATCTTCGACATGGGGCATGACGGAGAAGCCCGCATGGCTGATTACATTCGCGAGGCAGGCTTCGACTTGCTAACCGAGAAGAGCGACGGAAAACAGTTCGGCTTCCGAGCTGCGGACGGACGCCTCGGCGGACACATCGACGGCATTGTCGCCGGCGGCCCCATCATCACCGGCGTTGAGTACCCGCTCCTTTGGGAAAACAAGGCGCTCAACGATAGGTCGTGGAACGACACCAAGAACAAGGGCGTCAAAGTTTCAAAGCCGGTGTACTACGCCCAGATGCAGATTTACTGTGCGTACCTCGACATCCCGTCTGGCGGGATGTTCACGGCTCTCAACCGCGACACCGGTGAGGTGCTCGTTGAGCTTGTCCCGTACGATGCATTGGCCGCTCAAGAAGCGTCAGACCGCGCAGTGCGCGTTATTGACGCTCAGTCACCCAAGGAACTCCCGCGCCTCGGGAACGACCGCACCGACTTTCGGTGCAAGTTCTGCTCGTTCAAGTCCACTTGCTGGGAGGATGTTCCCGTGCAGGTAAGCCCCAAAGCAACCAAGCCGTTCTGGCTTAAGTAAGACACTACCCCAAACAAAATGCAGCCACTGACAGATCGTCGCGGCTTGGTCGACCTACGCCAAGCCCAAGAGCACCTTCGCCTCATTTTCGGCGATAGGGATTGGAAGGAGAACGAGTTCATATGCGTTCGCGGGATTGGAGAAAAGGGCACTGATCAAGAGGGAGTCTTTCGCGAGGACATCTTCGTGGAACCCGCCACGGAAGGGTTCACACCTGTGTTGTCGGCTACCGAGCGGTGGGCGCAGTACAATGTGGCGACCTTCGTTGTCCCAGGCATCTTGAGCGACCGTCGCGCCACAAGCGCAAACGTCGCACGGATGCGCTCGCTGGTGGCAGACCTCGACAACGGAAATACCGACGAGAAGATGCGGGCCATCACCGAGCAGCTTGGCGAGCCTTCGCTGGTGGTTCTGAGCGGTGGAACAACCGAGGAGGGAACTCCAAAGAGGCACGTCTGGTACCAGCTCGATGGAGAGATTCCAGCCGAGCAGGCGATCCGTATGCGGGACGCGCTTGCCAAGGTAAGCGGCGGGGACTCAGCGATGGGCCTTGGGGTTGACTCAAACCCGTATGGACGAGCTCACCAACCAATCCGGCTGGCGGGCAGCGTACACGCGAAGAAGGGCACACCGGTGCAGACAGCCATTGAGTGGAGGAGCGAGACCGTGCAGAACGCTGCCGCGTTCACCGAGCGTCTTCGCTCGCTATTGCCACAGGGCTCTATTGCGCCGGAGGCGGGGCTCTTTGGGGCCAATAGCACCAACGCGCTCCCGAAGGAGCCAGCCCATCAGCGGGACGTGTACGAGGGCGCTGCCAACGGGGAAACACGCTGGGACGCGTTTAACAGCGTTGCAGGGGCGAACCTGGGGCTTGTGCGGCGCGGGATGATAACTCTTGAGGAAGCCCGTGAGCAAACCCGCGGGTGGATGCTTCAGCGGATGCACCCAGCATGGACGGACGCGCGCTTCGCATCGGAGTGGCAGGGGCTTGTCAACGCAGACACGCGCCGCAACGGGAAGGTTGATGCAGCACCGGCGGCTGTGCAAGCGGCGCCCCGCGCTCTTCCGGCGTCCACGCCGGCCGAGTCATGGTTTGAGGCATGGCAGGCGCACCGGTGGATTAAGTGGCCGAAACCCGAGCACACTTACTTGGTTGAGGCGCTGGTCGTCAAAGGCGAGCCGCATCTCTTCATCGCCGAGGGCGGCGCAGGCAAGACCGGTCTCATCGCTGACTTGGCTCTCAAGGTCGCAGCCCAACCAGAGTACGCCGGGGACTTGGACTGGTGCGGGCAGCGCATCACCAACGGTGGAACCGCGGTGCTCCTGCTATGCGAGGACAGCCAGACCGAGATGCACCGGCGGATCCTTGAGATTGACCATGGAGGACTAATCACGAAGGCAGGACGGAGGCTTGTGGTTATACCGCTCTCAGCGGTTGGTGGGGCGTTCCCTCTTGTGGAGCGCGATCCCAAGAGCGGCTCACCGATAGCCTCGCCGAAGTGGGAGGCCATCATCACTGAGCTTAAGCGCATCCCAGACCTCTGCCTTGTGGCAATCGACACCTTCAACGCGGTCTCGCACGGAGATGAGAACAACGCTCTGGCGGTTGCAGAGATGATGCGCGAAGCAGGGCGCGTGTGCGGTGAGCTCAAGGCAGCTCTCATGATTACGCACCACATCCGAAAGCCCGGCAACGAGCCGATCCGAACGCTCAAGGACATGAAGAACTCCATCCGCGGGAGCAGCGCCATCCCATCGTACTTCCGAATCAATCTGGGGTTCTGGCACGCGACCGATTACGAGCGCCGCATGAAGGGGATGTCTCTGGCGCCGCGGGTGGACTCTTGTTACCGGTTCGGAGTGCTCAAGGCCAACATCAGTGGGCTCATGCGCGGAGAGCGCACACTGCTTCGAGACGGCAACGGCCTGCTCAAGGACGTTACGAAGCTGGACGTGTACAGCGCCATCAACGTGACTGAGAGGCTTGCATGGCTTGTTCTGGCGGTGCGGGAGGCGGCTGGAAACCTGCATCCGTACACGCTGGGGAACAAGAACGCAGCCAACGGGCTTTACAAGCGCCGCTCGGAACTTCCACCGGTGTTGCGCGCAGTTGGCGCAAGCGAGTTTGGGCACCTCATCGAGGAGGGGCTCCAGAAGGAGCTTATCGTCTCTTGCGCGGTTAAGGGCAGCAAGGCCAAGAGCTACCTTGATGTGCCGGGCGGTCTTTTGGCTTCGGATGAGACCGGCGCCGCCATCCAAGCAGGGGCGTATTCGTCCCTGCCGGATTGGTCGGAGTATATGTTCGATCCTGAGACCGGTACCTGCGTTGGCAGGTCGGCAGCGGGAGCCTGGGGGTCTACCTTCTCGCAGCCATCCATGGCGGCATCGGCCCAGAGTGGACGGGAGCAGGAGGATCAACCGGTGCGGGAGGAGCTGGCTGAAGAGCATGGCGAGCCAGCAGTACCTGCATTCCGCTCTCAATTCGCGAGAGAGATTCGGATTGGGCTGCCGAGAGCTGAGAAACTAGCTTCTCAAGATGAAGAATAGTCGCATCACGAGCGGCAATGGTCTTTTGGAGGGCTGCACACGTTGCCAGCGCAGCCTTCAAATCGGCCTTGATATCGACCGTTTCAGCCGCCTTTTGGGCGGCTTTTTCACGGCGTTTTACACGGTAATCACGGTAGTATTCGGCGGTCATCATAAGTCGTTGATAATCAGTGGTATTTTTGGTTTGCGCAAACTTGCGATAACCTGTTTGTGCAAGATTCGCCAACTTTGCGCAAGCTTTTTTACAGAGTATTTTTTGCAAAAGCGCAAGGTTTGTGCAATGGTTTGCGCCAACTTTTGTAAGTGCCCAAAAATGGGTTGCGAAAAAGGACGCGTCGTAAACGCCTGAAAATCAAATGAGTTGCAAAAGAAAAATCCCCTTTGAGGACATGAGCCCTTATATAGAGAGTAGCGTACTCATCGCTTACGCTCTTCCTACTATCCCCTCTCTCTTCTCTCAGCTTACCGCGTTGCTAGCTGAGAGGAGAGGGGATACTGCTTCGCAGGCTGCCTTCCTCTATATCGACGAAAATTTCCACCTGTTTTCTTTTTGTTGTGTTTGCTGACCGTTCTGAAGGGCCGCGCCGCTCGCATTGTATACAATCCCGATAGACTTTTATGACTCTCACTTTCTTTGTTGCCGGTACACCTCGTCCACAGCCAAGGCCGCGTTTTGTTAACGGCAGAGCGGTGTCCACCCTCGACGCGAAGTCCAACGCGTGGAAGGCGGCTTTGCGTGCGTGCGCGGGCCATGTTTTGCAGCGGGCGGGGAAGACATCGGAGTCTCTTGGGCTGCGTGAAGCGATTTCGATGGAGTTGACGTTCAGCTTTTCGACCGGTGAGGAGGGGCGGTTTGGGCAGCCGCACACGCACAAGCCGGATGCGGACAACTTGGCGAAGCTGGTGATGGACGCGCTGGTGGATGGCGGTTTGTGGGTTGGGGATGATAGCCGGGTGGCGGACTTGACGGTGAGGAAGCGGTGGTGCGCAGCCGGTGAGGAGGGCGTGAGCGTGAGCGTTTACGTTGACGCACCGGTGCAGGAGCAGGCCGCGCCGGATTGGTTGGGGTGAGGTGAAGAGAGATTTGTGAAAAGTTTTGCTAAAGGAGTGGGAGCGGGTTGCCGAGATTAGGAGCATGAAAGCAGCAGACATCAACGCGGACGAGATACGCTCCATTGTGGGCAAGTTAGTGGCGCAGGGCAGAGCGGTTGTGCCGCCTGAGAAGCCCAAGCGCGGCAAGTACAGCGGACGCACCGGTGAGCAGAACAAGCTGCGCGTCATTTCGTGTGACCAGTGCGGAACCAAGTTTATGAAGAACTGCTCGGTGCACCTGCGGTGCAGCAAGGAGTGTTCGCGCAAGGCCAACATCGAGAGCGTGCGGGTGTGGTTTGTTGCGCGGGGACTGCGGGGCAAACCGCTGGCGGATTATGCGTGTGATAACTGCGGCACGGTGTTCAGAAAGATCAACGCAGGTCACCGGTTCTGCGGGAAAGAGTGCAGCAAGGTCGGGAAGAAAATCAGGAAAGCAATGAAACCAACAACCAAACCAACAACAAGCCATGGTCACACCAAATAACGACGAGCACAGCGAGCAGAACGAGTACACCGCCGGTATCCACGACACGGGTCTGCCGGTCATGGAGCCCGAGGACATCATCCGAAACTTGATGCGGGCGTTGGAGAAGGTGGGGGCGGCGTTGGACAGGGAGCGGGCCAGATCGCAGGAGCTTTTGGATAGGGCAGACGCCGCGGAGCGGCTGGTGGTGGAAGCCACCGACGTGGTCAGCGAGTTAAAGCAGAGATTGTTGTCGCGGGTGATAGCGGACTTGGACGTGAGGGGCGGCGACAAGGGGGTGCTATTGGACGCCGACCGGTTCATGCAGGCGAGCGTCCCGATTGTGGTGCGTGTCACGATGGCCGATGAGTTCGGGGTGTGAGAGACGCCCGCGAGCCAGCCGAGGACGAGGGGGTAATACAACAACCCATCCACCGGAGGACAGCTTTCGCATGATCGCCAGCAGAGCAGAGCAGTCCCGAGGACGCAGATGTAATACAGCAGTCCATCCACCGCTGGATGGGGGCCAACGGAAAAACCGGATTAACGCAGCCAAAACCGAAATCACCGGCAGATTTTGACTTTCGTGAAAAGTTTCAGCGCACCCACAAAATCGGAATGCCTTGTACCCGGTAGCCGATCCCCAGTAGCGTTCAGCCCTTCCCGCGTGACGCGGTGGGGTGATCGCCCAGCTTGCGCTTATGGCGTTTGCTGGCGGTTGCCCCGAGGCGCCGCGATGGGGGCGTGTACGGGACGGGGACAGACGGGGACAGACGGGGACACGGGAAGCAGGCACGCATCAGCGGTGTCAGCTCAGGGAGCGGCGTTGGGGCAGGGAGTGACGTTGGGGAGGTGAGCGGGGCATGGTGCGGTGTTCAGGGCACAAAGAAGGCCGAGGCGCCACGGGGGCAGCTCGGCCGGAAGGGGGAGGGGGAGGGGTGGGTTAGAAGCGGATTTCTTTTCCGTCCTTGAACACGCGGAAGCCGTTGGTTGTCTTACCCTTTTTGAAAGTTGTTCCGTCGGGGAGGCTGATTTCGACGAACTTTCCTCCCCGGTCGGTGACGGTGGCGTTTTCGGCGCGGCGTTCGATTGCGCGTGGGTGGTTGCGCGTGCCGGTCCATTCCAACCAAAGCACGATCGCGCCCCCGATCACGGTTTCCAGCTTTTGCTTTTGAGCGGCGGCCTCCGCTTTAACCTGAGCGAGTTGCTCTTGGCCTTCCTCGGTGGCGAGGTGCTCCGCGAGTTGCTCAACGTCGTAGTAGTCGGTTGAGTTGTACCAGCTCGACGTGTGGTGCCATTCGCGCGTTGGTTGCAGTTTTACCCAGGCAACAGGGACACCTAAAAGGCGAGCGGCTGCGGTTGCGGGGTGGCGTCCGCTTGCTTCGGCGGCGACGGCGTTGTTCGATTTTGAGAATCCAGAGTATCCGGCCATGGTGTGTGGTTTGGTTTGTTTGGTTGGTTTACTGACTGACTGAGGGGAAAATCGGTTGGGGAGGCGAAAAGGTTTAGCGGAAAAACCGGATCAAACGCGGCAGATTGGAAATCGTGGGGAGAAGTTGGAATTCGTGAAAAAGTTTGGGCAGCTCAGGAAATCGGAATGGGGTCTTACGTGCGGGCGCGTCATGCGTGGGTGTGTCATGCGCGCTTGGGTGTGGGTGTGGGTGGGTGTGGGTGGGTGCGCTTGGGCGTGTGTGGGAGTTGGGAGCGTGTGGCGTTTCGGGAATGCGCTTAAAACGAACAGAAAGGGGTCTTGCAAGCGTCGAAGGAAGCAGGGAAGGTGGCGATAGCGGAAAGGGGAGAGGGGAGGCTTCTTGGGGTTTTTAGGGGTGGAATCGGAAAGGTTGGGGAACGGCACGAAAAAAGCCGCACCTCCCGAAGGAAGCGCGGCTTGGGTTGGGTTGGGTTGGGTTGGGTCAGTGTCGGTACAGTCTCCCGTCACTCCCGACGCGGTGTTCAAGGGTTGGGGGTGGGGGTGGCGTGTCGCGGACAACGCAGGGGATGATGAGGGCTCGCTCAACGGCGGATTGGGCATCCGCTAGGGATTGGGCGGCAACTGTCCCCAGATAGGCCGGGGACGCTGCAGCGGTGTAAACGTGGTATGTGCGCATGTTTAGTCCTTTAGCGTTTATTTGCTTAGACGTTGTAAAAAAAGAACTCTCCCGAGCGGACAAAGTCAAACCTAAGTGCCGAGTCCCAAACGGCTTGCCAGTCGATGCACGCTTGCAACCATGTCGGCAGGTCACGCGGTAAAGAGCCGGTTTCCAGGGTGTACTCTTCCGCAAACTCAGCTTCCGTATCCGCTTGGCCAGCAAGGGCTTCTCGCGCTTTTTTAATGGTGCATTCCTCAAGATCGACGCCAAACGAAAAAGCGTCTGCATAGGCTTCAACCAGCTCTTTGTCCTCGTCGCTTAAGTTTGCAAACTCGAAAAGTGCTTCACTAACAGAGCTTTCGGAATAAAACTCACGCGGGAATCCCTCGAAATCCTGAAACATGAGCTCAGGGTCGGACTCATCAGAATGGAGCTCTCTGCATGCGAGCAAAAAGCTCTCTTTGTCATGGCCTTCTAGCTCTACCCAAGCGCCAGCGATTGATCCGCTTGCGTATTTAGCGTAAGTGCCAACATAGAGTTTGGGGGAGGTTGTTGTCGTTTTCATTTTTGGTTTGGTTTGGTTTGGTTTGTAGTTTGTTGGGGGTGAGTTGGTTATCGCACTATGCCACAGCTGCAATCCGTCATGCCACACAAAGCGCGGCGGATGCGCTTGTGTAACGCTAATGCGTTGAGTTGTGAGCGGTTGCGGTTGTGTGGACGAGCTGACTCAGCGCGGTATGCAGCGTCAACTATCTGCTCCCAAGTGAGTTGGGAGCGGATGCGGATGGACGTGTTGTGTAACGTGTTGTGTAGTGTTTGCATAAGGTGTTGTGTTTGTTGTGTTTGGGTTGGGTGTTAGCGCATTGCAACCTTGAGCGTGAGCGCGTAAGTTGTTATCATCAAGGTGTAGACAAGGCATGCCTCAACGGTTGAGAGGCGTAAAAACGCTAGGGCGAGGATGTCAGCTATGGTGAGGAGGTTCATGGCGAGGATGAAGTGGTTGGTTTTCATTTGTTTAGGTTGGTTTAGGTTGGTTTAGGGTGTTACCAGCAGATGATGCCGTTGACCAGATATGGATCGTGAGCGTGCTCAAGGGCCTTTGTGTAATCTCCTGCGAATCGGTGATTTAACACGTAACGGGCGGTGCTGAGTGCCTGCAATGCGGTGATTGTGGGGTCTATGGTGCGCATGATGGATGCGATGGTTTGGATCTGTTGCTTGGTGCTGAGTTTCATGGGTTTGGATGGGTTGCGTTAACGAACGGAGAAGGAAAGACCAGTGGCGATGACGAAGGTCACACAGAAGAAGGAAGCGGCGATGCCAAGCGTGAAGAGACAGTGGCCGATAGAAGAGAGCGTTATCTTCTCAAACAGCTCAAGAAAGGCGATGAAGACGAAGAAAGACGATGGAATCGCTGCGATAAGTAGGATGGTATTCATTTTGTGGGGTTTAGCTGGTTTGAGTTTCGCTTGCGTCTTGCAAGCTTGGTGCAAGGTTGGCGCAAGTGGGGAGGGGTGGCAACAATAAAAATGCGCATTTTTTGCGTATCAGAAGGAAAGGGAATCTTGAATCAGGCTCTATAGAGAGTAGAGCCATATCCGATATGGCATCGCCTGCACAGTTGGCTAACCTGATACACACGGGGCGCCCAAAAGGTACGCAGAACAAGACGACAACGGCGCTCAAAGACGCGCTGATGCTGTCCTTTGAGAGGCTAGGCGGCGCCGCGTACCTCGAGGAGGTAGCACGTAGGGATCCGCGCACCTACTGTGCGCTCCTAGGCAAGGTTCTGCCGCGCAACCCGGCGGCTACAGACAACGCGCTTGGTAACGTCGCGACGCTCTCAGACGCGGAAATACGCCAACGCGTAGCGGGTATGCTCCGCGAGGGACTCTCAGCTGAGGCTATCTCCACGGGGGATAGCATTGAGGCTGAGGCTGTTACGCTAAAGCGCGATGCGTGATACCATGTATCCATGTCGGTTATTGTATTGCGTAACGCTTTTAACTATAAAAAAGACGCTAAACCTAAAGCGAAACAAAGAAAACGAACACGCATTCCAGCCTGGAAACAGTGTCAAACTATAAATAAACAATGCAATCCAATCGCTTCCAGTACGATTCAAGGGAGGAATCCTACTGGATTCAACGTTATCTTAAACTCTATCCAATAAATACCTAAAACCCCTTAGGCATTAGTGGACTTACAGCGGAGACGGCGGCGTCTACGCGAATGTCGCTCTTAGACCGTGAAAGAACTCAGCCCAGAAGAAAAAGCCGAACTCGTCCTCTGCCTTGAGGAGCTCCAGCGCCGCAAGCGCGAGCGCCGCTTACTCAGTTATTACCCAGACGCTGGCCCCCTGCGGCGCGAGCTTTACAAGAAGCACACCGCCTTCTTCGAGGCGGGGGCGCGGTACAAGGAGCGCCTGATGATGGCAGCCAACCGCGTCGGTAAGACGGAAGGCATCGGAGGCTTCGAGATGGCGTTGCACCTCACGGGCCGGTACCCCTCATGGTGGCGCGGCCGCCGGTTCGAGCGCCCCATCTCGGCGTGGGCGGCAGGGGACACCGGTAAGACCTCACGGGACATCTTGCAGACGAAGCTGCTGGGCCCTGCGGGCGCTCACGGCACCGGTCTCATCCCGAAGGAGGATATCCTGAGGACGAGCGCGAAGGCAGGCATCGCTGACGCGGTAGAGATCATCATCGTCCGGCACGCCTCTGGCGGCGAGTCGCGGTTAACGCTCAAGAGCTACGACCAGCGTCGTGAGAGCTTTCAGGGGACGGAGCAGGACATCATCTGGCTGGACGAGGAGCCGCCGTTGGACATCTACACGGAGTCGCTGCTGCGAACGATGACGAACGACGGTATGGTGATGCTGACGTTTACGCCGCTCTTGGGGATGTCGGAGACGGTGATGGCGTTCTTGAAGGACGGTGAGGTCGCGGAGCGGGCGGAGGGGACGAAGTACGTGGGGATGGCGACGTGGGACGACGTGCCGCACTTGAGTGCGAAGCAGAAGGAGGACTTGTGGTCGAGCATCCCGCCCTTCCAGAGGGATGCGCGGTCAAAGGGCGTTCCGCAGTTGGGTGCAGGGGCGATTTATCCGGTACCGGAGAGCGAGCTTGTGGTACCGGACTTTGAGGTACCGGTGCATTGGCCGCGGGTGTTTGGGATGGACGTGGGGTGGAACAAGACAGCGGCGGTGTTTGGGGCGTTGGACCAGCAGAGTGACACGTTGTATTTGTACTCGGAGCATTACAGAGGGCAGGCGGAGCCGGCGATTCACGCGGAGGCGATAAATGCGCGTGGGCGCGGCATCCCCGGGGTGATTGATCCGGCGTCGCGTGGGAGAACGCAGGTAGACGGGCAGCAGTTGTTTGTGAGGTACCGGCAGATGGGGCTGGACTTGACGGTGGCGAACAACGCGGTGGAGACGGGGATTTACGACGTGTGGCAGCGGATGTCTACTGGGAGGCTGAAGGTGTTTAAGAGCATGACGAACTGGGTGGCGGAGTTCCGGTTGTACCGGCGGGATGACAAGGGCCGGGTTGTGAAGGAGAACGACCACTTGATGGATGCGACGCGGTACTTGGTGGTGAGCGGGCTGAATCGAGCGGCGTTGAGCCTGAAGAAGCGGATGCAGAAGCTCATTGAAGTGGTACCGGTGTTGAACTTCTTCTCCAAGAAGTAGCAGGCCCCGAGCCCCATTGACACAAGCCCTTAAACCCGCATGATGAGACTATGAAGAACGACCCGGTGAAAGTGCATTCGGAGGCTATTGCCGAGTTTGACCGTATTCAGGAGGTGCTCCGCAACGAGCGTTTGCAGTGCCTGCAAGACCGCCGGTTTTGTTCTATCCCCGGCGCGCAATGGGAGGGCCCGCTTTCTGAGCAGTACGAGAACCGGCCACGGTTTGAGGTGAACAAGACGCAGTTGGCGGTGATGCGGATTATCAACGACTACCGCTCGAACCGTATCACGGTGGAGTACGTACCGCGCGAGAAAGAGTACGAGAATCTGGCGGAGACGTGCAACGGCTTGTTTCGAGCGACGGAAGTGGATTCGAGTGCTGAAGAGGCGTATGACAACGCGTTTGAGGAGGCGGTGACGGGCGGGTTTGGGGCGTTGCGTTTGCGCAACGAGTACGAGGACGAGTACGACGGTGAGTCGGACGAGCAGAAGATTTGCATTGAGCCGATTTACGATGCGGACTCATCGGTGTACTTCGACTTGAATGCGAAGCGGCAGGACAAAGCGGACGCGAAGCGGTGTTTTGTGATTACGGCGATGACCAAGGAGGACTACGAGGCGGAGTGGGGGGATGATCCGGCGACATGGCCGAAGGAGATTACGCGCACGCAGTTCGACTGGCAGACGCCGGATGTGGTGTATGTGGCGGAGTACTACCGTGTGGAGGAGAAGACGGATTACATGGTGACGTTTGAGGGGATTACGGGCGATGAGGAGAAGGAGCTTTTGTCGGTGCTTAAGGATGGGAAGCTGGAGGAGTTGACGGCGCTTGGGTACAAGGAAGTTAAGCGCAAGAAGATTAAGCAGAAGAAGGTGCACAAGTGGATTATGTCTGGGGGCAAAATCCTTGAGGACTGCGGTTACATTGCTGGGCAGTGCATCCCGATTGTGCCGGTGTACGGCAAGCGCTGGTTTGTGGACAACGTGGAGCGGTGTATGGGGCACGTTCGGCTCGCGAAAGACATGCAGCGCCTTAAGAATATGCAGCTCTCTAAGCTCGCAGAGATTTCGGCGCTCTCGTCCATGGAGAAGCCCATTTTCATGCCTGAACAGGTAGCGGGGCATCAGGTGATGTGGGCGGAAGATAACCTCAAGAACTACCCGTACCTGCTGGTGAATGGGATTACGGACGCGCAAGGCGCGGTGCAACCGGCGCCGCCGTTGGCGTACACGAAATCCCCTCAGGTTCCACCGGCGATGGCGGCGCTTTTGGGGGTGACAGACCTTGATATGCAGCAGCTCTTGGGCAGCCAAGGCAACGGGGACAAGATGGTCTCGCACGTTACCTCGAAGGCGGTGGACTTGGTGATGCAGCGGCTGGATATGCAGTCGTACATCTACGTGTCCAACATGGCCAAGGCCATTAAGCGCGTGGGCGAGATTTGGTTGTCCATGGCCAAAGACGTGTTCGTGGAAGATAAGCGCAAGATGAAGGTCGTTACCGCCAACGGCGAGCAAGACGAAGTTGAGCTCATGACACCGGTGATTGACCCTGAGTCGGGCGAGCTTGAGTACGACAACGACCTCTCGGAAGCCCAGTTCGATGTTGCGGTGGACGTTGGGCCATCGTCAACAACCAAGCGTCAGGCGACGGTGCAGGCGCTGCTCTCGATGATGGCGGTGACACAAGATCCGGAGACGATGAACGTGCTCTCGTCGATGGCGATGATGAACATGGAAGGCGAAGGGCTTGGGGACGTGCGCAACTACTTCCGCAAGAAGCTGCTTCGCATGGGGGCGGTTAAACCCACCGAGCAAGAGGCCCAGGAGCTCCTTGCAGAGCAACAGAACGCCCAGCCGGACGCACAGACGCAGTACTTCGCTGCGGAGGCGCAAAGGGCAAATGCGCTCGCGCAAAAGGCACAAGCTGACACGGTGCTTGTCATGGCCAAGGCCGAAGAGACACGGGCGAAGACTGAGGAGACGATTGCGAAGGCCGGCCAGATTGATCAGGACAAGGCGATGCAGTTAGCTGAGAAGATTGAGAAGGACGTGCAGAAACTTGTAGCGCCGCCTGCAACATTTTAGTGGACAGATCCACTAACTAAGAAAAAATGGAGAACACAAACACGGCAGTAGATGCTGACGTGACCTTGGATGAGGAGGAAGTTCCCGCAACTGAGGCTGTGGCTGAAGACACCGGTAAAACGGTGGAAGCAGAGCCAGCTGAGGGCGGTAAAACGGAAGCCTCGGAAGAGATTGATGTCAGCATCGGGGATTCGCCAACCCAGAAAGAGGACGCAGAGAAGGCACCTGAATGGGTGCGTGAAGTGCGTAAAACCAATCGGGAACTGCACCGCAAGAATCGGGAGCTAGAGGAGAAGCTGAAGGCAATATCGGCAACTGAGAACAATCCGGTTGACCCTGGGCCAAAGCCGACACTGGAAGGCGCTGATTACGACACGGAGAAGTACGAGGCCAAGCTGGCTGAGTGGTTTGATCGGAAACGAAAAGCCGCTGAAATCCAGTCCAAGGCCGAGGAAGAGCAGAAAGCCCAACAGGCTGAGTGGCACAAGAAGCTTGAGAACTACGCGAAGTTAAAGACTGAGCTGAAGGTTCAAGACTACGAAGATGCCGAAGCCTCGGTGCAAGAGGTGCTTAACACCACGCAGCAGGGGATCCTGTTGCAAGGTTCAGAGAACTCGGCACTATTGGTGTACGCGCTTGGCAAGAACCCGAAAAAGGCGAAAGAACTTGCTGAGATAAAAGACCCGGTAAGATTCGCATTCGCGGTCGCAAAGCTCGAAACGCAACTCAAGGTGACAAAGAAAACTGCTCCTCCTCCAGAGAAGACCCCACCGTCCGGCGGGGCAAGGTCAACCGGAGGTTCCGACGAAGTGTTGGACAACCTACGCGCAAAGGCTGAGCGCACCGGTGACTACACGCAAGTAATCGCCTACAAACGTCAATTGCAGTCAAAAAAGTAACCTATGGCTAACTCGTTCAATAAAGAAGAGCGCGTAGCGTTTGAAAACCTCCTTGAGGGGTTCAACGACGCGCTTGTCCTCTCCCGTAACGTCTCGATCTACAACACGGATCAGACGATGATGGAGCGCACCAACAACGTCATCTGGCGCCCGCAGCCCTACATCGCGACTTCGCTCTCGAACGCCGGTGTGGGTACGGACATCAACAGCGTTGGCGGCTACGCCTCCTACACCCAGCTCGCGGTTCCCGCCAGCATCAACCAGACGCGCACGGTCGCTTTCGAGCTCAACGCTCAAGAGCTTCGTGACGCTCTGCAAGAGCAACGCCTTGGCAACTCGGCCAAGCAGAAGCTCGCTTCTGACATCAACGTGTCGGTGCTGAACATCGCTGCCAATCAGGGCACGCTGGTGGTTAAGCGCACGACGGCGGCTGGTGCTTCGAGCGGTTTCGATGACGTCGCCCAGTGCGAGGCCATCTTCAACGAGCAAGGCATCATGGACGGCGACCGCTACCTCGCGCTCAACACGCGTGACTACAACGGTCTTGCCAACGACCTTGCCAAGGCTTCGCGCTCCTTCGGGAACCAGAAGTCCGACAAGGCGTATGAGCGTGCGTACGTTGGGATGGTAGCGTCCTTCGACATCTACAAGCTCGACTACGCGGTGCGGTTGTCTGCTGGGTCTGCTACGGCGACCATCAATACGACCGACGCGGCAGCGAACTACTACATCCCGAAAGCCATCTCGACCTCGCCAACGACGGCTGAGCGGCTCAACGTGGATAACCGCTTCCAGTCTCTGACGGTGGCAGTTTCTGCTGGCGCCTTGGCGGCAGGGGACGCGTTCACCATCGCTGGCATCAACGCAGTGCATCACATCACCAAAGGTGACACCGGTCAGCCTAAGACCTTCCGTGTTATCTCGGCGAATGCGCCTGCTGCTGGTAGCCAAGCGATCGTCATCAGCCCTCCGATCATCTCGAACCAGGTTGCCAACGCGGCTTCTGCGCAGAACCAAAACTGCGTGGCGAACACGAAGGCATCCAACGCGGCAATCACGCTCCTCAACACGGCGGCAGCTCCTGTGAACTGCTTCTGGCACAAGGACGCGATTGAAATCCTCCCTGGCCGCTACTCGCTCCCCGACAACGCTGGCGTTGCGGTGATGCGCGGTTCAACCGACCAAGGGTTGGAGCTCGTTATGACCAAGCGTTTCGACCAGAACACCCTCACGACCAAGTATCGTGTGGACACGTTCTACGGGGTTGTCAACAAGCAGCCCGAAATGAGTGGTATCATCCTGTTCAATCAGGTATAGTTCCCGCAAACGGGGGGTGGCCCTTCGGGGCCATCCCCTTAA